CTCAGCAGTCGTAGCTTGCTTAAATGTCCTTGCAACATCTTTTGCAGAACCAAGAGCATTAGTAGTAAAAGAATCTGATAATGATAAAGAAATTGTCAGTCAACATCCATTAGCAAAACTTTTAGATAGACCAAATCCATTTACATCAGGAAACTTATTAGCTCACTATATAGTCGTTTCTCTTTCTGCTTATGGTGATGCTTTCTTATACAAAAACCGAAATGTTGATGGAAATGTGGTACAGCTCGTACCATTGATGCCAAACCTTGTAGAGCCAAAAGGTGATGAAGATGTTTTAATTACTCATTTTAAATATAGTCCTCATGGTGGACTTGGAGGTAATAGTATAGTCGTTCCAACCAATGATATAGTGCATATCCGAAATGGTATTGATCCAAATAACCATAGAAGAGGTTTTGCGCCTTTAAAATCTGTGTTAAGAGAAATCTTAGGAGATGAGGCAGCAGGACAGTATGCAGCAGCACTCTTACATAACATGGCTGTACCAGGTGTTATCCTCTCTCCAAAAGATGACTCAATGGGAGGACCATCGAAAGAAGAGGCAGAGGCTATCTCTGCGATGTATAAGCAGAAGTTCGGTGGTAAAAATAGAGGTGCGCCTATGGTACTAAGTGGCGCTATGAATGTTGAAGTTGTTTCATTCTCACCTGATCAAATGAATTTGACAGAGTTAAGAAAACTTCCTGAAGAGAGAGTTTCTGCTGTTCTTGGTGTTCCTGCAATCCTGGCCGGTCTTGGTGCAGGTCTTGATGCAGCTACATACAACAACACAAGAGAATTAAGAGAATTTTTTACAGAACAAAAATTAGTTCCTTTATGGAAATCAGTTGCATCTGAATTGACACATCAATTACTTAAAAAAGATTTTGATGCTGACGATCTTAAAATAATGTACAACTTAGATAATGTAAGAGCTTTATCACAAGACAAAGATGATGTTTATAAAAGAATGAATACTGCTGTTCAAGGTGGTTGGATCACAATAGCTGAGGCTAGAAAACAAGCAGGACTTGACGCTGATGAAACACACGATATATATTTAAGACCTTTGAATATGGTTGAAAGACCACTTGATGGAGAACCTGTTGAAGAAGAAACAGAAGAAGAGCCAAATCAAGATATGGAAGATATGAAACAAATGATTAAGGATCTAGAAGAAAAAGTTATGACTAGCACCTTAGCAGCTGTTGATTCTTTAAGAGCAGGAATCATACCAACACCTACTCGTTTAGATGGGGAAGAAATGAAATATGTTGCTCAAATGCCAAATGGTGCTTGGTGCATATTAGATCATGAAAACAACGATGTCATAGAATGCTACGATAATGAGTCAGAAGCAAGAAGTGCTTTAGATAGAATGAAAAAATCTGAAAAGGCACCTAAAGCAACTAACTTCCCTAGATCTGGTGACAATCAAACTATTTCTATCACAAACTCACAGCATAAACAATTTCCTGATTACAACTATGTAAAAAATCTAAAAGAAGATTGGCCTGAAATTTGGAGAAGAGCAGGTACCGGTGGTAATCCTCCTACTTCATTTACAGGTAATGATGCTTTTAACAGATGGACTAAATATAGATCTGGAGATAGATCAGAATCTGTATTGAATTGGGTAAAGCGAAGAGAAAGATTTATGAATCGTCATAAGGGCAATACAAGATTAAAAGGAACGATTGCTGTTATGAAGTGGGGTGGCGTGACTAAGTCAGGTGTGCCTGCCATGAAAAAAGTTGTAAACGAATACAAAAAAGTTATTCGTGAAAGAAGAAAAATTCAAGAAGAGTTATTAACTGAAATAGAAGGCAAAGCTCTTAGCCAAGCAGTAAAAGATTCTCTTAAGAAAAAAGTTGAAGATCATAATGCTAAGAAACCAAGATATAGAGCAACATTAAGAATGCTTACTGCATCTTACAATAGAGGTTTAGCAGCATATCAAAACAATCCAGGTTCAGTTAGAGGTAATGTAAGTTCACCTCAACAATGGGCGATGGCCAGAGTGAATGGCCTATTAAGAGCTTTGAGAACAGGTAAGTTTAAGAGAAAACCATATGATACAGATTTATTACCTAGCAACCATCCTTTAAGTTCAAAGAAGAATGCAGAGAGTGTTATTCAAGAAATAAATGTATCTACTGAAGAGGCAGAGGCTTTAGCAGAAGTTGAGATGAACTCAGCTAGATCTGAAAAAGCAGATTCTGTAAAAGTAGGCGATCCTGTTTCTTGGTCAATCAACAAAGATCCAGATCCACCATCGACTGTTCATGGAATAGTCACATCAGTCAATAATACTGATAAAGAAGCAACAATGGTTGTATGGGCAATTATGGAAGACGGATCTCATAAGAAGACTGATAGATCAGTCACCCAACCAATATCTAAGTTAAGAAAAATTAAAGACTTTAGAAACTAATTAACTGTTTTCAAAATATCTAGCATTTTCTTTTGGTTGATATTCAATACCACGCTCTTGTAGTTTGTTGACTAAACGAACTTGATTGTCGTGATCTAAAAAAGCCAACCAATCGGTTATTATTTTATTTCTTGATGGTTTATTGACCTTTGCCAATGTGTCCATGAACATTTTAAATTCATCTAAACTTCCATCAGGGTTAGTGTTAGCCATTCTAATAAATAATCTCTTTCTTTAGCGCCACCCTTAAATTGTTTAGCGCCAATATTGTCTGATACCTTAAGTTTATTCTTCTCCAAGAATACTTGCACAGATTTTCCAAAAATTTCGACAACACCAGATCGATCAGACTTTACCTTCAAAGGAAAACTTCCTGAACTGATGTGCAAAGTTGCCAAAAGTTTTATATCGTCTTCAAGCATGTAATAATTATACCATATTGGCAATAGATTGTTGGCAACTAGTCAAATACACTATATGTAGCGAAAAACCACTAAAGTACTAAATATAGGTTATTCTTAATAACAGCGCACCACAAGTAAATATAAATTTATAGGAGAACAGGTAGCGCTATATGTCCGAGCAAAAAGAAGTCAAAAACATTGACTTTGAACTTAAAGAAGATAACGAGTCTTTAGGTGAAGTCAAAGCAGTATTTTCAGTATTCAACAATATAGATAGCGATGGTGATGTCGTATTACCAAATGCTATTAAGTCAGGATTTAACTCAGGTGATGTCCCAATGGTTTGGGCGCACAAGTGGGATATGCCAATAGGCAAAGGTAAAATCAAACAAGATAAAGACATGGCAACTTTTGAAGGTAAGTTCTTTATGGACACAGAGTCTGGTAAAGAGGCTTACAACTTAGTTAAGTCAATGGGAGATCTACAACAATGGTCTTTTGGTTTTAGAGTTCTTGATTCTGAATATGGAAAGTTTAAAAAAGATGCAAATGACGAAGGCGAAGATGTTAGATATCTAAAAGACTTAGAAGTCTATGAAGTAAGCCCTGTTCTAGTCGGTGCAAATCAAGAAACATTTACAATGGCAATTAAAAGCACTAAAGAAGATACAGATGAAAAAGGTGTTTTGAGTCACGACAGCATTTCAAAAGAAGAGCCTGAAGAAGAGGTTGAAGAAGAAAAAGGTTATGGCAAGTGTGACTATGACAAAACAGGTAAATGTGCCAAGGACATGAAGGAAGACGATTCTGAAGAAGAAAAAGCAGTACCTACAGGAGATATGTATGGATCAGCAGCAGAGGCGGAAGATCGTGCAAGACAACTTGGATGTCAAGGATCACATACACATGACAGTAATGGTCAAATGTTTTATATGCCATGTGCTACACATGAAGATTACGATTCAGCTATGAAGAAAAGTAATACTGCTGTAGAGCATTTAGAAGGTATAGCAAACGCTATGAAAGAAGTTTTAAAATCTATTCCAACTGACGAACTTTCAATAAACACATTGGAAGAAGTTAAAGAAAAAATTGTTTCTATCGTCAATGGAGATAGTGAGGTTTCAGAGAAGGGTGCCAGCGTGCAAGGTAAACGCTTTTCTGATGAGGTAAAAGATGTGCTTGCAGCATTGAATAACCTTGTTGCTAGAGTTCAATCTATAGGCGAACTCAGGCAAAAGAATGGAAGGAAGTTGGGAGTTTCAGCAACCGAAGCTCTCAGAGCAGTCCAAGAAAGTGTCCAAGATGCTTTTGAGGAAATAGACAAATTCGTAGATGAATTTGGATCGGAGGGTGCGTTGGAAGATACAACAGCCGTAGTAGAAGAGATAGAGGAAACAGTAGATCTTGAAACTGAAGTTTCAGAACCTGTAGCTGAAGAAACTACCGAAGAAGTAGCAGAAGAAGAAGTTGAGGCAACTGCCGAAACTCCAGATCCTGCTGAAGAACCGGAAGTAGATACAGGCGATGAAAGAACAGATGAAGATCCTGTTGACGAAGTCGAACTACCTACAGAGGAAGTATTAGATGATGAACTAGATGGACTTTGGCTTGAAAGCCAAGAGATATTAGCTGAATCTATTATGACCGACATTGAAATACAAGAAGAAGAAATTATCGAGGAGTAAATAATGGACATTAAAAAAGTTCGTGAAAACATTGTCGAGAAATCTGCTGAACTAAAAGGTCTTTTTGATGAAATCAAAGATCAAGAAGCAGGTGCTACTCCAGAGCAAAAGCAAGCAGTCATTGATAGAAATGAAGAGCTTGCATCTTTAAGAGATGATCTTAAAGTCGCTGAGGCAAAGTCTAAATTAGACATCTCAGGCGAAGCAGTAGCAAGCATGCCTAACCCATCAGAAGAACCAAAAGCTGGATCCTTTGGTGCAGAAGTCATGAAATCAGCAGCTTACAAAGGCTATGTTGAAAATGGTGCTAAGAATATTCAAAGCACAATTCCTTTTGAGTTAAAAACTAATTTAACTACAACAGGATATCCACCAGAGTCATTAAGACAACCTGGTATATTAGAAACAGCTCTTCGTGATCCTAATGCAGTAATCAACCTTTTTGATCAAATAACAACAGATCAAAATGCATTCGTTTACTTGGAAGAAACTACTTTCACAAACAATGCAGCTGAGGCAGCAGAAGCCGCAGCAGTTGGTGAGGCAGCATTAGCGTTCACCGAGAGAACAGCTACAATTTCAAAAATGGGTGTTAACATCCCTGTCACAGATGAGTTGATGCAAGATGTTAGTGGACTAGAAGGATATTTGAACTCTAGACTACAAACCATGATGAGATTAAGACTAGACAGCCAATTAATTTCAGGTGACGGAACATCTCCAAACCTTGAAGGATTATTGGATGCAGGTAAATCATCTGTTGGCTCAACAGCTTACGGATCATATGCCGGAGGTCTTGGTAGAATTGGCGCAATCTATGGTGCAATTACAGACATTAGAGTAAATGCATTCACAGAGCCAGATGCTATCGTAATCCACCCAAATGAT